CCGAATACGAACAACGCTAATAGTTATTCAGGCTACGAAGTTCTTAATATCACCCCTGATAGCCCAATTAGTGCTGCTCAGTTCTCTATTACTCAGTACGCAGATAGCGTAACAATGAGTGGTTTAGAAATGTTGCAGAACAGTTCTAAGGAACAAATCATTGACTTGCTAGATGGTCGTATGCAAGTTTCTGAAGCTCGTCTATTAAACCGTATATCTACCGATATTTATGGAGATGGCACAGGCAATTCTGGAAAAAATATTACGGGATTGGCTGCTGCTGTATCAACATCACCAACAACAGGTACTTACGGTGGTATTAATCGTGCAAACTGGACATTTTGGCAGAATCAAGCGACTACAGGTGCTACTTCCGCTACAACTATCCAAGCTGCAATGACTACTGCTGCTATCAAATCTGTTCGTGGTACTGATAAAGTAGACTTAATCGTAGCTGGTAATACCTTGTATCAATACTATGTAGCTTCATTGCAAGCTATTCAGCGTATTGCTGGTGTAGACGAAGGTGCTGCTGGTTTCGCATCACTTAAGTTCTACGGTGGTGGTATGTCTGCTGATGTAGTATTAGGAGGCGGTTATGGCGCACAAGAAACAGCAACTTATATGTACTTGCTCAACACAAACTACATTTTCTTGCGTCCACACAAAGAACGTAATTTTGTTCCTATCGGTGGCGAGCGTCAGTCTATTAACCAAGATGCAATTGTAAAACTGTACGGATGGGCTGGTAACTTAACCTGTTCTAACAGTTTCTTACAAGGTATCTTAACAGGCTCTTAATCCATTTTTATAAGGAAAAAATTATCATGGCTTATACAATTACCCCCCTAGCTGGTATTGACCTTTACAATACTGCACAAGTAAATGCTAACTCTGCTGGTACTAACGTACCGACATTTGGCCCTACTGGTGCAGAAGTGTTTGGTTCAGACGGCTTCCGTTATGTTTTTGCTCAAGCAGGTGCAGCAATTGGAGCATCAACAGCAACTTGTACTATCAATGCTTCAACTTTTGTAGCAACTCCATCAGCAGGTACATACTTATCAGGTGCTTCAATGGCATCAGGTGATTATGGATGGTTCTCAAAAGCAAGTGTTTGATTTACAGTAGTTTTGTAGCATAATAAAGGGGAGTCTTCGGATTCCCTTTTTTTAACCCTTAATTCCTTGAGGAGATTTAAATATGGCACTTCCTAGCGATGAGCAAAATGCAGATGCAAGATTGCAAGTACGATTTTATAAACGACCTGTTCAGCAAGAAGCTGAAACATTAGCCTCAGGCAGACCAATTTACAAAGAGTTTGATTTTGTACATATCTGTGTAGCTGGCGATACTTTGACAGAAATTGACACTTATGTGCTTCAAAGCCACAAGACTAGATTCCCGATTCAATGGGCAAATTATCAAAATAGAATTGGAAAAGACGATCAAGAAGTGATTGGAACACCAGTAGCAGAATGGCCTTTAGTATCTAAAAGTCAGGCTGAAGAACTGCGAGCAATGCGGTTTTATACCGTAGAAGCAATTGCTGGAGCTTCTGATCAACAACTGCAACGTATGGGCATGGCAGCAGGTATGAGTCCCTACGCATTTAGAGATAAAGCGAAGTCATTTTTAAATTTAGCCTCAGATTCAGCAGAAACAGACAAAAGAACGCAAGAAATTAACGAATTAAAGGAAGAACTTGCCAAAAAAGCTGAAGAAAATGCTAAAATAAAAGCAGAAACAGATGCGAAGATGGCATTAATGCAAGAACAAATGGCCTCTATACTTGCTGCTGTTGGTGAAAAGAAACCCCGAAGAAAAACGGTAGCCACAGAGGAAGCATAAAATATGTAATACAGCATGGGAGATGTAAATACTACACAAAGCATTTCTCATGCTTTTTATACCTATGCACATATAAATAAAGATACAAATAAAATATTTTATATTGGTAAAGGTTCAAAAAATCGTTATAAATCAATACACAAACGTAGCGCACATTGGAATCATATAGTAAATAAACATGGTTTTAAAGCGAAAATATTGGCTTATTGGGACTTAGAAAAAGAAGCATTTGATCATGAAAAATTATTAATATCTTGTTTTAAAGACATGAATTATGTTTTAGCAAATAAAACTGATGGTGGTGAAGGAACTGCAAGTAATAAAATAAAATTATCTGCATTAAATAGACCAAAAAGAAATTTATCAGAAGATACTAAAAAGAAAATTAGTTTAAGTTTAATTGGCAGAAAAGTAAATGAAGAAACTCGTATAAAAATAAGTAATTCTCATAAAGGTAAAATTGGTAAAAAACATGATGACATTACAAAAGAAAAAATGAGTAAATCTTTATCAGGTAATAATCATCCTATGTTTGGTAAAAAACATTCTATTGAAACCAAACAAAAAATGAGTCAAGCTAAAAGGAATAAAAATGAGTTATAACTTATTGCAAATGGTTCAACAGGTAACTGCCGAACTTAACTTAGCCGTACCATCGTATGTTATTGGTAATCCGAGTCAGGATGTGCAACAAATCCTAGCTTTGATGAACCGAGCTGGTTATGACTTGGTAAAGGAGTACGATTGGCAAGCATTAGAACTAGAATATCGGTTCTACACAACAGCAATAACCACAACCTGTAATACTGTGAATGGCACAGAAATATTAACGGCTATCCCCGATACTACAGGTTTGGACAACACTTATTCTATCGTGGGTACAAGTATTCCCCAAGATACTTATGTTGATACTGTTTTAAGTTCAACTAGCGTAACAACTACACAACAAGCATCGGCTACATCTGTAGGCGGTACAGTCACATTTAGTAAGACTAAGTATCCATTACCACCTGACTACGAAACCATTACAGACAATACGCATTGGGACAAAACGAAACATTGGCAAATGCTAGGCCCAGTTGATGCTCAACAATGGCAATGGCTCAAATCGGGTTATATATCTACAGGCCCTCGTGTTCGTTGGAGAATTTTAGGAAGTGAATTTCAGATATGGCCTCCATACAACACACAAGAATATTTAGGATTTGAGTATAGATCAAAAGGTTTTGTTAGAAACGTAGCAGGAGATGTATTAAATAGCTTTAGTGCTGATACTGACACAACGGTGTTAGATAGTACCGTCATGGTTTTAGCAACTAAACTTAAATATTTCCAAATTAAATCATTCGATACAACGTCTTTGCAATCAGATTATATGCGTTATTTAAGCATTGCCAAAGCGAATGATAAGGGTTCTGCTACATTGTCTTTTGCTCCACAACCAAGCGCAGTACTTATTGGGTGGGCAAATATTCCAGATACTGGCTATGGGTCTTAGTCATGGCACAAGCCCAACGTAGAAATGCAGCAACAACATCGATGGCAGCAGCCATTGGAGGATGGAATAATCGTGATTCTTTGGCAGAAATGCCTCCTCTTGATGCTGTTGAGATGGTTAATTTCTTTCCAACACCGACTGACGTTACTTTACGCAAGGGTTGGGTAAAGACTTCTATAGGTATAACAGGTCAAGTTAATACAATTATTAACTATCCAACCAGTTCAGGATTTCAATTATTTGCGTTTGCTGGGACAAGTATTTATGATGCAACAGGTTCTACGGCAAGCGTAGTATTTACTGGACTTAGCAATTCTAAGTGGCAGTTTGTTAATATAACAACGGCTGGCGGTACGTTTATTATTGCTTGTAACGGTGTAGACTCTGTTCTTATTTATGATGGCTCATTTTGGGCATACATGGCTACAACGTCAACGGCTCAGACTATATCTACTATTACAAGGGGCGGTACAGGTAACTTAACGGCTACCTTAACAACTGCTGCACCTCATGGATTAATTACAGGTAATCGAGTCACTATAACTGGTGCAACACCTACCCAGTTTAATGGTACTTATGCTATTACTAGAACAGGTGCATCAACCTTTACTTATACGATGGCTACTGCACCTGCCAATGATGCTACCGTTATGGGAACATATACGGTTAACGGAATTACAGGAATAAACAGTAACACATTTGTTAACGTCAATTTATTTAAAAATAGATTGTATTTTTGCCAAAACAATAGTTTAAGTTTTTGGTATTTAGATACTTCTGCAATATCAGGCTCTGCAACAGAGTTTCCATTAGGCGGATTTTACCGTAATGGTGGTTATTTACAGGCAATGGGAACTTGGACTCTTGATGCTGGTTATGGAGTTGATGACTTTGCCGTTTATGTAACATCAATGGGCGAAGTTCTTGTTTATCAAGGGGTAAACCCTAACGATGCAACCGATTGGAAAATGAAAGGTTTATGGCAAATGGGTCAAACCTTTAGCCGTAGATGTTTCTTTAAATGGGGTGGTGATTTACTTTTACTAACGCAAGATGGATTAGTTCCATTGACTTCTGCGCTTCAATCAGACCGATTAGACCCAAGAATTAATTTAACAGATAAAATTTATTACGCAGTATCTTTGGCTTGTAGTCAATATTATGCTAATTTCGGATGGCAGATAAATTATCTTGCAGAAGCCAATATGTTAATCTTTAACATTCCTACGAATGATGGTATTGAACAATATGTAATGAATACCATTAACAAATCATGGGCAAGATTTACTAACATTAGTGCAAATTGTTTTGTAGTAGCTGGTAATGAAAAAATATATTTTGGCGGTAATGGTTATGTAGGTCAATTTTTTACAGGATTTTCTGATAATGGCGCAAACATTACAGGTACTTGTCAACAAGCATATAATTATTTTGGTTCAGCAGGTCAGTTAAAAAGATTTACGCTAGTTAGACCTATCTTTCAAACAGATAACGGTTTACCAACGGTTTTATGCGGTGTAAGTACCGACTTTGAAACCATACCATTAACCAATCAATTAGCGTTTAACCCAGCAAGTAGTAAGGTTGGTGTTTGGGATACGGCTAAGTGGGATCAGGCTAACTGGGGTGGTGGTTTAATTGTTACTAAGTATTGGCAAGGTGTCACAGGACTAGGATTCTCAGGTGCAATTAACCTTAATGTAGCTTCTCAAGGCATCGACTTTCATTGGGCTTCAGTCGATTATGTCATGGAGAATGGAGGGGTTCTTTGAGGCAAGTTACGACTGAAAATCAACAGTATATGGGTGATTGGTTGGTACGAATAATGAACCATCCATTACCTGAAGAAACGGTGTGTATAGGACAGGAAATAGATGGAAATTTGGTGGCGGTGGTGGGATTTAATAACTTTATGCCAAATGCTTGTCAAGTTCATATTGCATCAGTTAGTGAAGTAAATTGGTTAAATAAAGATTTTTTATGGGCGATGGCAGATTATCCCTTTAATAAATTAGGTGTTAAGGTTATACTAGGACAAATCTGTGCTAATAACACAGATGCACTAAGGTTAAACCGACACTTAGGCTTTAAAGTTGTAGCTGAAATACCTGATGCCCACATGGAAGGCGATTTGGTAATTATGGCTATGAGGAAAGAGGATTGTCGGTGGTTAGACATCCAATGTCCTTTGAGGAAATTAAAAGGGGAATGACATGGGTGGTGGTGGATTTTTAGGATTAGGGCCTGCGCCAAGTGCGCCAGCCGCACCT